CATAAGAATTTAACCCTCCCAACAGAATGGAGTAAAATATATCAGTTAATATGAAAAAAGGTGCAGATAAAATAAAGGTTAGTTTCGGCAAGAGAAAGAAAGGTAAGGCTCAAAAATCATTTAATAAACATGACAGAAAAGAAAGAGGGTACAGGGGACAAGGTAGGTAGGCCAACAAAGTACAAAGAGGAATATTGCCAGATGCTCATAGACCATATGAGTGAGGGATATTCTTTTGATTCTTTTGCAGGGATTGTGGAGGTAAATATTGATACTTTGTATGAGTGGGCGAAGGTTCAGAAAAAATTTTCCGATGCCAAACATATAGGAACGGCAAAATCAATGGCTTGGTGGGAGAGAATTGGGCGAATGGGCATGATCAACGAGATACCGTTTTTCAATGACAGAATCTGGAGGCTAAACATGATCAACAGATTTAGAGCTCAATGGTCAGATGGAACTAAGAACGAAAACAACGATAAAGTAAAAACTGAAATAGTTGTCAGATACGGAAATAAAACAGATAGACCTGTGGCTGCCGATAGCTCATCAGACTCAGCAGAAAGTTCTGGACTGTGATGCGAGGTTTATAGTTCTGATGTGCGGAAGGCGGTGGGGGAAAAGTGTAATCAGTCAATCCCTTGCTATTGACAATGCCCTGAATGGAAAACTTGTTGCATACATTACTCCTACCTACCAATTAGCGAAAATATTCTATGAGGAGATCGGCAGCAGATTGGATGCTGAATATGTAACAATCTGATCTGGTATTTAATTTTTTCTCTGGGGGATCAATCAGGTTTTTTACAGGTGAAAGGTTAGATAATCTCAGGGGACAGAAATTCCATCTGGCTATCATAGATGAGGCATCCTATATCCCCAACCTTGAGAATGGGTGGCTCAATGCTATCAGACCAACCCTCACAGATTTTAGAGGAAAGGCTATCTTTCTGTCAACTCCCAAAGGGCAGAATTATTTTTACTCCCTGTACATGAAATCAGGAGAGCATGGATGGCAGAGTTTCAAGTTTACAACATACGATAATCCCCACATAGCTCCTGAGGAAATAGATGATGCGAGAAGCCAACTACCTATAGCAGTATTCGAGCAGGAATACATGGCTAACCCTATGGAAAATGCCTCTAATCCATTTGGCAGTCAGTTCATCAAAATGTGCACTAAACCTCAGAGCCTCTCAGAACCCCTTTATTTTGGCATAGATGTCGCTAAATCGGTGGATTGGACTGTTATCATAGGATTGGATCAAAACGGAAATGTGAGCTATTTAAAGCGGTTTCAGAAGGATTGGGGTAGCACTAAACAAGAAATCCTGAACCTGCCCAGAAAACCGATAGTGATAGACAGCACAGGTGTGGGCGATCCTATTTATGAGGATTTGCTCAGGCAAGGCATTCAGATTCAAGGACTTAAATTCACATCTCAATCTAAACAGCAGTTAATGATGGGACTGCAGACTGCCATCCAGACAGGAAAAATAGGATTCCCTCAGGGGGTAATCACAGAGGAGTTAGAAGTGTTTGAGTATCAATATACTCCAACAGGGGTTAAATACTCAGCTCCCTCTGGTTTCCATGATGATGCAGTTATGGCTCTGGCTCTGGCTTACCATAACATGACCATGAAGGCAGGTTCTGGCAGATACAATTTCCTTTAAAAAAAAGTTTAAAAAATATTTGGTGGAGTTAAAATAAAGTATATCTTTGATAGACAAAACCAATTATTATGATCACTTCAAGAACACAAATCGAAATCGGACTTAAGTTTCAAGTTAAAGGTGAAAACTTCACAAAGTTAGTTTGCAACAGAAACAGATACGTTGATATCACATTGGTTAACGATCTTTTTAATGTTAGAGCATATAACATGAAAGGAGTCAATGAAGTTAAGGTTTTAGAAATTAACGGAGTATTTGTAGAGGATTTGCAAAATGCAATAATTAAAACTTTCAATAACTAAAAACAGGGGGAGCAATCCCCCACAAAACCAACTATTATGTCAAAGCAAGAACAAATCAAAGATTTAAGAGATCAATTAGATCGTCTTTATTCAGAAATGCCTGAAACATTTTTTGAATTAGAGCAGAGAAACAAAACTGCTTTTTTAGTTACTATGCAATTGGAGAAATTAGAGAATCCAGAATCCTATCAGCAGAATATTAATCATTGGGAAAACTACGAATTAAGATTTTAAATCATGGGGGAGCAATCCCCCACAAAACAACTATTATGAACAATCAGCAAATCAAACAAACAGAGAAAATTTATTCTAATGCAGCACAAAGCATGATAGCTGCAAACTATTCAGAGAGATCAATTGAATCAATGTTTAATGCAGAGATTGCATTAGATGATGCAATGCATAGTGCAAATAAGTATTCAGGTATGAACCAAGAGGAAAGGCAACAAGCCATGATAGATGAATGCAATGAGATTGCATCAGAGAATGAAATTTATGATTACTACAATGATTAAATAATCAGGGGGAGAAATCCCCCTTTAAAACCACGTTATGAAAAAAGAAACATTAAACTTAATTTTAGCATTGATAATCGGATCAATCATTATTGGATTACTTCAAGACAATTACTGCTTATGATTACCAACTTTGAAAACGAAGATGATGAGAAACATTTCATCCCTTTGATCATTCAGGGACTATCAACTAAGACAAAAGAGAATCCTATTAAATCGGATGACATCTGCGAGAAGTTAAATGCCAAGTATAATTATGGCTGCAAGATGACAGGGGCAAGGCTGAGAAAGATTACTAATTTTATCAGGAGCGAAGGCATCCTGCCTGTGATTGCTACATCCAATGGCTACTACTGCAGCTACGATAAAAGAGAAATTGAGAGCCAGATCAAGAGCCTGTATGAAAGAGCAGAGGCAATAACCAAAAGTGCAGATGGATTAAAAAAGTTTTTACATTAAATATTTATCACTATCTTTAATTTATAAAACAACTATTATGGTACTTGAACTCGAAAAAAGAACAGACATTTTTGGCAAGGTAGAATTTTTAGTATGGCTCAAAGATGCTCCAACATTTAATTTTAAATGCATGGCAGTAGTGGACACAGAGGAACAGGCAGAGCAGGAGATTGCAACCATTCTGGATAAACTGCATGAGCCTAAATCAGAAATTATCAAACAAATACAAATATGATCGGTGAACTATTGAAAGCAGAAAGACAGAAACTAAACCTAACCCAGAAACAACTCGCTGAGAAATCAGGCATCAGTTTTGTTTCTATAAGTAGATTTGAAAATGGCACAAATCCCAGATTATCAATCATTACGAAAATATTTGATGCAATGGGCAAGACCTTACAAATTGAGGTCAAAGATAAAACTATTGATGTATTGGATATGGTTTCCAATTAGTTGCATCCTATGTTTTCCAATTGTAGCATTAGCAATTTACACTTTGATTGAGCAGAGATGGAGTGGAAAGATTTAAACGTATTCCAATATCAGCAGCTTGAACCTATCCTGACAGGTGGGGATATTATCGGTAATGCTACCAAGATAATAGCTATCATCAACAATGATACTGAGGCTGCTGTTGAGAGATATGCTCCTGAAAGACTGAGCAAGGAAATAAAGAAAATGAATTTCCTGCTGACTGAGATCAAAGGCTATCCTGTAAAATATATTAGGACTGCTAAAAATAAATACATCTGCAATTACGATATTAGCCAGATCAACACAGCCAGATACATAGAAACCAAAGTATTTGCAAAGGATGTGATCCAGAACCTGCATAAATTAGCAGCCTCAATGGTTCATCCTACTAAATATTTTGGACTTGTTAAAGATATGTTTAATGCAGCCAAGCACTCAGACTATGCAGATGACATTCAGAGTGCTAAATTTTTGGATGTTTATTATAGTGTCAGTAAATTTATCAAGGTTATAAGTGAATTAGATTCCAATTTTAAGGGACTTTATGAGGAGGTTGATGAGCAGATGGAGGAGCAGAGTGTGCGAGGAGGGAGTAGATTTGTGGAGTTTTATGGTTGGCACTATTGCGTAAAAATAGTGGCAGAGCATGAAATGATACCTTTAGACCAAGCCTATGAGCTACCATGTATGCAGTTCCTAAATGATCTGTCATATCTGAAAGCAGAAAGGGACTATTTAAAAAGATAATGGAGATTGAAATTTTATATCATACGGACACTACCAGAATGCTCAAAGATTTAGACATGGAGTTTAATTGGGAGGATTTAGATAGGAGGATGGCTTATTTTAATACTGTGGATGTAATAATCCCATATGAAAGAGATGGGGTTGAATACACAGAAATTCATGTTGGGCATGGGACATATATCAGTCCATTGCCATACCATTTACTTAAAGAGATTTTATTGCAGCATTTGTTTTAAGACTTTTTTCATAGCGGTTGTTTTGATCCCCTTGCATTTCTATGCAGGGGTTTTTTCTGAGATAATATCCTCAATTTGCCTCATTTATAAGTATGAGGAAAGAACAGGCTGCCTTCATAGCTGATAGATTTCTGGATAGATTTAAAGATGGCTACGATATTGTAGATGAAAATAATTTGCCTGTACTTCAGCAGTATCTAAATGCAGCAGGTAAGCAGTTTCAACTTCTAATAAAGGCTAATCTGGATGCTGATGGATCAATTTCCACAGGTGCTCTTTATGATATTCCTTTTAAACTTGCCTATGGGGATTCAGGGCAGACTACTTTGGAGGTAGGTTATGCAGAGGGTAGCAAACAGATTAAATACTATGATTTTGTGAATCAGGGTGTTAAGGGTGTAGGAGGCAAAAATGCAAAGCCTAAACCAAACACAGGCAAATATAAATTCAAAAATAAGAGGGCAGGTTACTTCATGGCTAACAGGATAATCAAATGGTTAGCCAATGCTAAATTTAGTACAAAGGTTGAATCAACAACATTGAGTGCATCTACCAAGAAAAAGAGGAGTTTATCTGCAATGTCTGATGCTGCTGCGAGTAGGCGAAAACTTTCTTTCCAGATAGCTACTGCAATAAAAAGAGATGGATTGAGAGGAACAGGGTTTTTTGATAAGGCATTTAAAGAAACCTTTAATTCTGATTTTTATAATGGGTTAGCACTTGCTGTGGTAACAGATTTACAATTAACAATAAGAACATATGGCAATAACGATAACAGATAGTCCTGCCACATATGCATCCTTGCATGATGATTTATGGTTTGTTTCGAGTTCAACCAACTCAGCGACTACCAATTTTAAGTTTGTGTATGATGTCAGGGTGAATGGCAACATAGTATCTACTGTGAAGGTTTTCCCTGATCCATCTGGCAGTTATGGAATATTCAATGCGAGTCCAATAGTAAGGGCATACGTTACCAATTATTTTGAACCTTCAGGGAACTCTGTTCTTGTTGCCTCTAATGACAAATTAAAGGTAACTTATAATGTAGCAGTTGGCGAGGAGGTTACAGGAACAATAACCAGAAACATGGCATCAGGAGAGTTTAGTTCTTACAACTACTATCCTCCTCTGTTTGCTGATATTCTGGCAGTCAATAATAATACTCCATTAGTCCTATCTAACTATTATGATAATCTACTGATTGAGAATTTCTCAGATGATTGGCTGACTGAAAGGGACACAGATAATATAGGCATTGAGTTTGGAGATAATTTCTATGCTACCTATTTTAAGAAAACAGGAGGAACATATTCTGCATGGGTTGAGGTTGTAAATTCGAGTGAACAGGTGCTGACTACAGTAAGTGCTAATATTAGCCTTGCAGGGGAAATGAACCTATTCAATCTACAGGCAGAGCACGTTAACACATGGGCAGGATCAAATATCATTACAGATGCAACCTATGGTTATAACTTCTATCTGAAAAGAGGAGTAGCGGTTTCCAGAGTTCTAAAGATCAGGCAGAAATGCTATCCTAAATATAAACAGTACAACCTGCATTTCCTTAATAGGTTAGGCGGTTGGGACACTATGAAATTTGCTCTGGTCAATCGGAGGAGTTCAGAGTTTCAGAGGAGTTCATATCGGAGAAATGATTGGCAGCTATCAGGAAACCAGATGAAAAATGTGGACAGCTATAACAGATACAATGAAACAGCTCTCAACTATGCGATCCAACACAAAGACAGATTCCATTTGATTAGTGATTGGGTTAGTGAGCAGGATTATACATGGCTCTCTCAGTTGGTTAGTTCAAGCATTTGCTTTGAGATTGACATTGAGGTAAGTAAATACATTAACTCACAATTCAGATGATTAGTACAGAGATTTATGTTGAGGATAACAGGTTGGATTTGGTTGATGAAATATCAACTGAGTTCAGCTATGCCATTGATGACATTCAGGACTTTGGTTCAAGGAATACAAGTTTCAGCAAAACCATTAACATTACAGGTACTGCTAATAACAATAAAATCTTTGGTTTTGTCTTTGATCTGGGAAACGCAAATATCACAGATGATACAGAGCCCAATGTAGGATACAATTTCAATGCATCTAAGGTTGCCAACTGTAGAATCTTTATTGACAAGATACAGATATTTAAAGGGGTTTTGAGGTTATTAGAGATCGTTAAAGATGGATCGGCTATAGAATATCAATGTGCAGTTTTTGGGGAATTAGGTGGGTTTATTTCAGCTCTGGGGAATAATAGGCTTGAGGATTTAGCAAGTGTTTCTGGAGGAGGATATTCTGCATATTCTGCATACAATAAGGCATGGACTGCTGCAAACATTACAGATCAAACTACAAGTGTAGCAAATAGCAATGTTTTATTTGGATTAATAGATGTTGGAAATGTTAGCACATTAAAAGTGGATTTTGATTTTAGGGCATTTAGACCATGTTTTAAGGTTAAGGAAATGCTCGAAAAAATAAAGATTCAGTCTGGATATACTTGGGACTTTCCATATTTGACCAACTCACTATTTGATAGATTGGTTATCCCTGCAAACTCAAAGACTTTATCTAATACAACTACTCAGGCATTTTATGCAACAGCTAATGCTGCGAGTTATTGAATACACAGTTAGAATATACTACAACTCTAAATCAAAATGATTACATTGATGTTTTCATATCATCAACTGCTAATACTTATGATGTTGATAGCGGTTATCTGAGAGTTGATTCGCAAACTGCAACAGATGTTCCTATTAACTATGGGGAAACTATCCAGATGGACAAGCAATTACCAAGAGGTATTTTCCAGAGGGATTTTTTCCTATCTATTTGCAAAATGCTAAATCTTTATGTTTATGATGATCCTGTAGATGAGAAAAAGATTATAATAAAACCATATATTAATTTTTATTCAGGAGCTACTGAGGATTGGACTAATAAGATTGACAGAGGCAGACCTATGAGCATTAAACCAATGAGTGAAATTAATGCCAGATATTATCAGTTCAAGTATAAACAAGATAATGATGTTTACAATGAGAACTACAGAAAGAAATATGCAGAGGGTTATGGGGATAACATATTTGATACTACATTTGATTTTGTTAAAGATACTGATACAACTGAGGTAATATTCTCTGCATCTACATTATATCAAAAAACAGGTACAGATAAAATTTATCCTGCTATTTACAAAGTAGGATCAGGAGGAATAGAGGAATCAATGGATTTTAACATTAGGA